TGGGATGCCCCAGACAACTACGGTTGCCGGCTAGTGCAGTTTGGCAACTGGGACACGGCCTTCATTCTCCCTGTGGAGTATGGGGGCCGTTTCGTTGAGGCGATGAAGTGGGCTCTGGACAAGGCCAAGAGGCTGTCTGCCCAGAACCGCGGTTTCGACTTCCACGTTATCGAGTCCTGCTTCGGTGTTGACCCCTTCCCTCTGATTCAGAAGACCTGGGACACCAAGATCCTTGCCCACCTCGTTGATGGGCGAGCGGTCAAGGAAGGTGGGATCGGTCTCAAGCTCGAAGAGCTGGTCAAGCACTACATCGATGATGGGCTTGGAGCCCGGATCAAGGGCTCCATGACTGAGATAGCCAAGAGCATGAACGCTCAGAAGGAGGTCGTTGGCTTCAAGGCTCGTGACAAGGACAAGGTCACTCACGAGTTCCGCTTTTCTGAGCGTCCCGGACTGACCAAGGAAGACCTGAAAGCCGAAGGTTACTCCTACATCCGGGAGTTCAAGGAAGGTATCTACGGCAAGGTCACCAAGGACACGGTATGGAACAAGGTCCCTCTTCAGCATGAGGGCTACAACCTCTACGCCGGCATGGACCCGATCTTTGCCTATCGGCTGGTCAAGATCCTGTTTCCTCTCATCCCCAAGAAGTCCCTTCAGTATGGACTGATTGGCTGGGAACACCGACTTCACTGGGTGACTTACCAGATGGAGCGGACCGGCTACCTAGTTGACGTTCCGTACGTCAAGATGCGGATTGAGGAGCTTAAGGAGGAAGAGGCCAAGTGGAGGGCTGTAGCTGCTGAGTGGGGTGTCGACCTCATCGGTTCCTCTGAACAGATCATTGAGGCCCTCCAGGGCCTTGGTTTCAAGCTCACCAAGAGGACCAAGCCTACTGAGGCTCATCCTCAGGGACAGCTTTCTACGGATGAGTCTGTTCTCAGTGGTATCGACCATCCCTTGACTGAGGCCATTCTCAAGGCCAAGTCGGCTGAGAAGAAGCGGTCTACGTGGTTCGAGAACATCCTGAAGAACGTGGACCGTGATGGACGGGTCCACGTCTCCATCAACTCCTGTCAGGCCAGAAGTGCCCGTATGACAGTGACGGGGGCTATTGCAGCTCAGACCCTTCCGGCCGGCACTGGTTACGTCCGACACGCCTTCCTGGCCGAGGAAGGCCACGTCTCCGCTACGGCCGATTTTTCGTCCATGGAGCTGATGTTCCTTGCGGCGGAGTCTGGGGATCGCAAGATGCTCCAGACCTATCGAGAAGGTAAGGACATCCACAATATCACCGCGGCCAGTGCATTTGGCTCGATGGGATGGGATGACTCTCAGAGGGATGAGAACGGTAAGGAGGCTTACCACCCTAAGAGGAAGGCAGGAAAGGGCACCAACTACACCATCTGCTTCGGCGGTGGCTGGAACGCTGTCTCTACTCAGTGGGATATTGAGGAGCAGGACGCTAAGAAAGCAGTGAAGGCGTTCTGGGACACCTTCCCTGCCACCAAGAGGTGCTCGAATAAGTTCAGTGAAGAGGCGAGGCGTAATGGCTACATCTACACAGCCACTGGCCGACGCATTCTCACTGATGAGAATCGTCCCTATGCCGGAATGAACTACCGGATTCAGAGCACGTGCCGAGACATCACGGCTCGGGCCCTGATCGAGCTGGACAAGGCTGGATTCACGCCCTACATGAGACTGCCAGTCCACGACGAGATCGTGATGTCTCTCCCAAGGGAGAGAGCGGAGGAGATGGCTGCCAAGGTTGCTCAGATTATGGCGTTCACTTACAAGGGGTTGACAATCCCCGCTGACTACGAAGTTGGAGACAGAAGCTGGGGAAGTTGCCTTGATAAGGAGGGCTCTAAGCATTGACCGAGACCAGAGATATACCGGGCTACCCCGGATACAAGGCAACAAGTGATGGACGAATCATCGGTAAGAAAGGGAAGGAGATGAGCCCCCATACGGCCAAGAGCACCGGCTATATGGGAGTCACTGTTCATGTGGGAGGGAAGCAAGGACTGCTTACTGTGCACAAAGGAGTCTGCCTAGCCTTTCACGGCCTGCCTGATCCGGGTCAGGAGGTAGCACACAAGAACGGGATTCGAACGGACAACAGGGCCGAGAACGTTCGTTGGAAGACACGGCCTGAGAATGCTCAAGAGCGTGTAGAACACGGGACGCAAGTTTCCGGAGAGCAGCACCCTCTTTCCAAGTTGGATGAGAAGGCTGTCAAGGAGATTCGAGAGCTTTACAGCACTGGCGATTACAAGATGCGTGAACTGGCAACGAAGTTCAACATTTCGAAGTCCAAGGTGTTTCAGGTCATACACAAGCAGAGCTGGGCCCACGTTTAGGAGAACTGATGGACCAGGACTACAACCACAAGTTTGAGCAGCTCACTGAGGGTCTGAAGACAGAGCAGCTTATCGAAGCTCTCAACGTTCGAGCTGAGATTGCTCGAACGGTGGCTATTCACGTTGGCAGCCTCAAGAAGACGGCTCGGTCTGCCGGCCTCTCCAGGAAGGCCGCGGAGAAGGTTGCCATGGACTACTGGAACTACGAGATGAAGCCTGGGGCCACAACGACTTACATCATCGACGGAGAGGTTGAGGGGCTGTGAACGACTCTTACGAGTATTGGCTTGTCGAGCAGTTCGTTGACCTTGGAAATGAGACCTTCTGGCATGAGAAGGCCAGCCTTACAAAGGCTTGGGGTCTTGGAAGTATCGAGATGACTGAGAGAGCCAGGGGCGTTGCTGAGCGTCTTGTCACCAAGCACGGAGGTCGTTACCGAATCCGTGTCGTCAAGGAAGAGACTGTGTTCGACTCTGGGGAGGGTCAGTGAACGTCAAGTCGATCTATGGAACCACTGTCACAGTGGAAAAGGGTATTGGCGATATCAGCCTGGACATGGAGGGCATGGAGGACGTTCTTCTGACTCCTCGCGCTGCCATTCAGCTAAGCATGATCCTGGTTGCTACGGCTCTTGATGTTCTTGGAGAGGACGAGTGACCAATGTACGACCTGAGTGGACGACCTATTTCCTCGGAATCGCACAGGCGGTCTCAGCAAGAGGTGACTGCCTTCGATGTCAGGTGGGGGCCGTTCTTGTGGGACGAGATCTTCGGATTCGGTCCACAGGCTACAACGGATCGTATCCGGGAGGCCCGTCTTGCGGCGCTGGAGAATGCGAGCGATGCCTTTCTGACCAGCCGTCGGGGTCAGGCTATGAATCCTGTATTGAAGTCCACGCAGAGGCCAACGCGCTCCTCTATGCGTCTTGGGAAGACTGCCAGGGCTCGACGCTCTATGTAACCCGAGAGCCCTGTAAGGACTGCTCGAAGCTCATCAGAGCCGCGGGCATTGCTCAGGTGTTCTGGATTGATGCTGACGGATACGAAGGGTTTTGGAGTCACTGATGTACACCAAATGGCGGATCAAGAAGATGTGGAGTGGTCAATGGTTCCTCTACATGCCCTACGAGACCAGACCTCTGACCGCTGGAACCTTTGAGCACTGCGTCTCTGCCCTGAACTACGCCTTCAAGACCTACTACATGGGTCAGACCAAGCGTTGGAGGGATGGCTGATGTTCACGGTCATTGTGACTGGGAGTCGGGATTACGAATACCAGACAGATGTTTGGAGGGAGCTGGACAACCTCTTGGAGGTCACCTACGGAGCACTTCGTGTGGTTCACGGAGGTTGTCCTACTGGAGCTGACCGATTCGCCAGTGACTACACCAAGGAGTTCGGTCCTAACGGTGGGGTCTACGAAGTCGTCTATCCCGCGGACTGGGAACAGCACGGCAAGGCCGCAGGCCCTATCCGAAACCGGGAGATGGCTCAGGCCGGCGCAGACCTTTGCCTAGCCTTCCCCCTCGGGGAATCCCGAGGTACCTGGAACTGTGTCAACGAGTGCAAGAAGGCTGGTATCCCCGTGAAGGTGATCAAGTGAAGAGTGAATGGGCTGCGGTCAACAGCGTTGCTGAGAAGGAAGATGACGCTAACCCTGAATTTCCTTGGTATCCGTGTCTCTTTGTTAACGATGGAGGCTTCGTCTCCACTGGACTCGACATCTGGTTCGCCACTGAAGAGGAGTGCCGAGACTTCATCAAGGATCACATCCTTGGAGCCACTTTGGAGGAAGAGCAGTGAACCGAGACGAGCGTATTGAGGAGTACTACCACCACGGTACTCGTGAGCTTGCTGAGTGGCTTGTAGACATTGAAGACCAGAACGAGGAGTTGAAGAAGCTCCAGGAGCTTGACCCGAGTCGGCTGGAGTCGGCTCTTCGGATGTACGTCTCAGAACTGGACTACGACATTCACAAGGGCATAGAGAACGGAGAGGAAGACGGACTGGACCACTACCACGAGGAAGTTGATTACTTCCTTCGGTGCTGGGAGACGGCAGGGGAGGGGGACTGATGAAGGTTCGGGACTGTGATGGCGACATTTGGGAGTCAGACGAAGAGGGGGGCTGGGAGTGCACATCTGACCCTGGCCCCCACGGCTACTCCTACTTGCCCAATAGAGAGTCCCTGGAAATCGTCTGGGGCCCTCTGACTGAGCTGGAGGACTGATGGCCTTTTACCGAGACTCTGATGGTGCTATCTGGCAGGACGGTATGGGTGGTCGACTTCTTTGCATCGTTGACCCCGACGACGAGGGAGATACCGCGGTAGGTATTCCTCAGCCCTGGTACGAGGTCTCTGAGTCCTTTGGCCCGATCGTTGAAGTGCGTCCTATTGGCTGGGAGGAAGTCTGATGGAGCTTCGTAAGGTAGCCGGTTGGCTGTTGGTAGCTAGTCCGTTCGTTGCCTGGTCTGTCCTTGTCATGTACCTCGGGGGGCTCCTTACCTTCTTTGTGCTCACTGGGATTGTGGTGGGTGTACTGGGAGCCATCGTTGCTGGTGTCACGCTGATTGAGGGGTCACACTGATGGGCGTCTTTGACGGTAGTGCTTACCGAGTCAATGTCTACTGGAAGGGGGAGGACCCCGACGAACCTGAGACCCACAACATGGACGAGGTTGAGGACTTTGTCGAGAGTCTTCGAGGTGGGTCTGACGTAAAGGCTGTTGAGGTTTTCAACCTGCACTACATGGTTGGTGACTACCGAGGGGACTTGTCCTTCGGAAACCCTTGGGAAGAGGAGGACGAGTGAGCCAAGAGGAGTGGCTTGAGAAGTGGCTCTCCGAGGCTCCTGAACTTGATGAGGAAACCGCGGACGAGATCCTTGAGTTGATGAAGCTGAAGTAATCGTTGCTGAACGACAAAAGGCCCCACCTCCCGAGAAGGGAGGTGGGGCTGACTTGTGTCTAGGCGAAGACGGGTTCTACTCGGGCGGGGTCGAAGGGCCCACCCTTTCTGCCATCCCTGGCAGGATGGATGATGACTGCCTTCAAGACAGAGCGGATGATGATCCGCTGTCTCTCGACAGAGAGACCTTCCCAGCCGTTCTTCAACAGCTCGGGTGTGATGACCCTGATGGCCGGCGTAGCCGTGTGGAAGGCTCGCTCAGCCTTGAGCTGAGTCCTCTGGGACTCCAGGTCATCAAGAGTGGTGACGTACGTAGCGGCTCGAACCTTCTTGGCCTCCCACAGAGCCTTCAGCTCCGCAATCTGACCCTCAACGTCCTTGAGTTCGGCTTCCTTGGACCAGGACTCGTGAGGTTCTGGAACCTGCCGGTTCTTGCTGGCTCGGAGGACTTGAGCCCAGACTAGGGACTTCACCAGCTCATCCACCCGCAGACCAGTGACCCCCATCTTCCCGCAGGCATCCGGGTGACTCTTGTTGCAGTTGTAGGCGAAGGACTGGGACTTGGTTCCGCGGACCCACACGGTCTTACCCACCATGGGGTAGCCACATCGCCCACACCTGACGATGCGTGAGAGCAGGTACTTGACCGCGCTCTTCTCCTGCGAGCCCTCAGGGCTCTTGCCCTTCCTCAGCGCCTCCAGGCGCTCCCATAGGTCAAAGTCCGGAGTGTCATCGTCCTTGGTGAAGATCGGTTCCCAGTCTCCGAGGATGTAGTTGCCCTCGTCGTCTAGCTGGGGCTCTCCCTGGTAGATCCTGATGCCGAAGTTACGGGCCCTGAAGATGAGGGTCTTGGTGCCTGCCCAGGTGAAGGGCTTCCCAGTGCTGGGGTTCACTGCCCCTTCGTCACTCAGGTACTCCATGCAAGTAGCGATCTTGTCACCCTTGAGGTGACCGAGGACGATGTCCCGGACCAGGCCCGCGGCCTTAGGGTCCAGTTTCGTCCTGTCGTCCTCCTTCCATCCAAAGGAGGGTCCTCCGCCGTGGTAGACACCCTTCCGGGCCTTGGAGGCGTTGTCCCGGATGATGCGCCGGCTGGTGTCCTCACTGCTCTTGTTGGCGATGTTGACGTACAGACGAGCTGTGAACCGACCATCACGAGAGGCTAGATCGAAGTTCTGGCCGGACATGGTGTCAAAGATCAGTCGTACAGGCTTCTTCCTTTCGGAGAAGCTCTGGTAGATGTCGATGACAGTCTCAAGGTCCTTAGGCTGTCTGAACCCACGGTCGATGTCGTACAGCACCATGCCAGCCAGCTTGCCGGCCTTGAGGTCCCTCACCATGTCTTGGAACCGAGGACGGACCACGTTCCTCTTGAAGGCGCTGAGGTTGTTGTCCTCGTAGAAGATCACTTCACGGTTGTGCCTGTCGGCAAGGATCTTGACATCGTCCCTCTGCTTGAGAACGCCCTTGCGCTCCAGTTCCGCGGCTTCCTCTGGGGTGATGTCCCCGTTCCTCAGGGCTCTTCTGATGTCTGCTAGGTCTGCATCCGAGATCCGGCAGTACCCTGCTAGTGGCAGGTCTGCAAGTGCCACAGCAACTCACCCACTCCCATAGGTTCCTGGGGAGTGAGAGTAGCGCTGGAGTACGTACCTGTGTCAAACTTCGGATGCGCGGAGTTTGAAAGAACTCCGTATGACAGGCAGGGCGGTGAACAGGCAAGATGACAGACAGTGAGTGGTTGGAACTCTGGGTGAGGCAGGCTCCAGCCCTGTCAGGGGAGTCCCTGGACAGCATCCACGAGATCCTGACTGCTGAGGAGGACGAGTGACCAAGGTCGTCAAGAACCTCTCGGTGATGCGGACGGATGAGTCCGACAAGCACTTGAAGATCCTCATGGAGGCGTACAAGGATCAGTCCAAGGCCACCAGGGAGGCTCTCAAGCTAGCTGCCCGCATCCTGGAGTACGCGTGGATCGCTGGCTATGCCGACCGCGGTACGGTACCTGACATGAGGGTGCAGTACCGGAGGAAGGAGAGCCCCGATGCAGGACGACCTGTCCCAGGAAGTTGAGTCGGCTGTAGCCAAGCTCCAGGAACTCGACTCCATAAAGCAGCAGATGCTTCAGGCACTTAGGGACCAGGACCACGACGTGGGGGAAGGGCAGGTCTTTGTAGCCCACAACCTGAGCGGAGAGGTTCAGGTAGACAATGTAGGCCCCGCGTAACCCGAAACAGACACCAGCCCCCGCTTCGGCGGGGGCTTTCTGCTGTCCTTATTCGTGTGAAACCGGGGAGTCGTGTGTCCAAGTGAACTTCGAAGCTGCATAGACCTCTACATCAACCTCCACCGCTGAACCATCAGCGGTGAACGATGTCCGGATGATCTCTACCACCCACTCATGGTGGGTGAGGTCTAGGGCTCGGACCTCTTCGTAGGACGGTTCCCTGGGGATCAAGGTCTCCCTGAAGCTATCGATCACGGGTGGTTCCGACGCCTTGACATGTTCAGGGTGGGAGTACTTGGTCAAGGAACAGGCTGGCTTTCCCTTCTCCTTGAAGAGCTGGTGCCGGCACGGCACCTCAGTGCCTCTGGGAACACCAAGGGCTGTTGCCACTGCGTCAGGGACTCGAACCGCGCCATGGGGCTGTGTAGGCCCCTCTGCTGGCAGTGCCTGCACCACAATCCCGTGTCCCCGGGACGAGACAACCAGTCCCTCATCCTCCAAGGCCCTGATGGCAGCAAGGACTGTGGTCTTGGACCCTTCGCCTGCCCTAACCAGGTCTCTGATCGAAGGCAGATGGTCACCCGGGGCGTACGCTCCTGCCCTGATTTCCTCTGCAAGTCGGTCAGCTAGGGTTCGCCACTTAGGCGGCATGGGATGTCTTCCTCCGAGTGGACCTGACCAGAGACAGAAGGGGACCCCTGGTCCTCAGCCACCAGCACGGGCCGGCAGCCCAGACGAGGAGTCCAGGGGTCTGACCGAGAGACTACCTGACGGCTACTCTGCTGACATGGATTCCGAGACTCCAACCATGCCGGCCAAGGTCAGGCCCTACACCAACATCTACGAGCTGCTGGCCAAGCTCGAAGGTAAGGCAGCGATGTGGGAGAGGGTGGGACGTGACGCCAAAGAGCGCGCGGAGGACTTCGAACGTGCTGCCCAACAGGTAAGGGAAGGCGCCGCTGTCGTCACCGTAGGACGTACTACTTACACCCTGGTTGACGAATCTGGTGACGCAGACCACACAGAGCGCTAACATCTTGTCAGGAGGTCCGGCAACGGGCCGGGCCCTTGTATGAGGACAACCAAACATGACCCAAGCGGACAACGCTGTAGTGGCGTTGCGAAGGTCGCTTGACTCTAAGCCCATCCCTGGGCCGGGGTCAGTGACCATCAAGACACCCCTGCCGGACGGATGGGCTTCATTCTGCTCGAAGCCAGACGACAAGCACGGGCCTCACTGGTACGCAGTACCGCCCTACAACGTCCAGGATCTAAAGGACGAGCACGGGCCAGCCTCAAACGGTCTGGAAGCCACGGTCTCAGCAATGACCTGGCACGGTTTACACCAAGTCGTGGCAGCTCAGATCAACCTCTATGAGTCCCTGACTCAAGGCCAGGGATGACCAAGGACGAGTCCATGGCCTTTTGGATGGCCTGGGGCTCATATCTGGAGCACGTCCAGCCTCATGGAGGCGAACCCTGTGCCGGCTGCCTCGAAGGCAGCCACCCCAGAGAGGGGTGCGAAGAGGGTCAGAGGCTCTGGGACCACTACCAGAGCCTGAAGAGACCCGGAGTGACAACAGTCTGACAACCAAATAGGTAGAGCCCCCAGGTCGCCAAACTACCTGGGGGCTTTTCCACGCCCTAACGGGGGATTTAGTACGTGGAAATACCAGGGTAGCACAAGATCCTCATTCCGGGGCTAGCTAATTAATTCATTCTGTCCCATCCGACCCTTCGGGGGGTCGGATCACACTTCTTTCATTCATTGTGCCGGACTTCAGGGGTCCGGCACTACCTCTGTCGCCCCGCCTCCCCCGGCGGGGCTCTAGGGTCTCCCTCAAGATCACTAAGGGGGTATATTCCAAACCCCTTACAATATATATGTCGGTGTCACTACGCGGTGGTTGGTGACAGAATCCCTGAAACTGAGACCCGAATCACACAGTTGAGGGCACTTCTTTCATTCATTTACGGTCCCGAGGGTGGGGGAGAGGCTCTGTGGAGCCGAGAAAGGGCCTGAGAGGCTCTCAGAGGGGCTTTTAGGGGGCCTGGAGGGACTTGGGCGGGCACAGGGCTGTTAGGCCGTTAGGGAGGCTCTGAAGGCTTCATTACCCGTACGCGATCGAAGGAAGGTGCCCCCGGCGGGTCCGTTGTGTATGTACAAATGCATTACCCCGGGTGTGCGCACAGCAATGCAAATGAATGAATAAAGGCGGGCAGGTGTGGCGGGATAGCATGCCGGCATTCAATACATGCCGGCATTGAATGCCTGAGTTCATTCATTCAATGGGCATTCGGACGGGATGGGCAGGAGGCATGCCTGGAGGCATGCAAGGCCCAGGGAGCGAGCCACACCCCTGCCTCAGGCAGGAGCTAGTCCACCTTGCCTGGTGTCCTCATGAGGGCCTACTAGGTCCCTCTATGCCCATGACCTTGTGGGTTGTGCATGTCCACGTACTGTGCTATACGCGTGCGCGCATACGCGCGTATGTAGAGGTAGGCCCCTGCATACAGATGTGGGCTACTGCGCTCCCTCCCCACAGGATCATGAATGAATGAAAGAAGCCTGGGGGTCCAGGTTGACATGCGACATGAGCAGGCGTAGCGTTCTACATGTCGGAAGGGGGCAGTAGCCCCCGGAGGACAGGGCCCGGAAGGGAAGCACCCAACAGGGTGCCAGCCAAGGAAGCCTCAGTACATTGAGAACTCAACAGTGAAGCCGCCTAGAACGACTGCTAAAGCGCAGTACATTCCCCTAGACTCCACAGGGGGTTGATCAGAACCATTGGGTACAGTGGCAACCCATTGGGCGAGGTGATCTTGGTTTGCGTCCCCGCTGTGAGACTGACACAGGCTAGGGATAGCCTCCCTGTGGGAGGCTCCCCGGGGGCGGTTCTCCCGACGTACCGTGGATATCTCCGTACCGGTCACGCTGTGAAGGTTGATCAACCCCCTGTGGTCCCAACGTAGTAGGGAGTAGTGATGGTTCCGGAGTTGTATGTCCCTGGAGTCTTTTACCCAGAGATGAGCGACAGTCTGTTCGATCCTGCGATTGACGGACCAACGCTACGCAGCGTGGAAGACCTGCACCAATACTGGGAATGGCGTGACTTGTGTCACGCTGGTAGCTGAGTAGGTAAGAAGCATCGGGCGCACGGATACACGCCGTGCGCCCTCTTGTTTCCGCCTAGGTTGAAATGCGACATTAGGAGCGGTCATGAGCAAGTACAAGACCATGGATCACCGAGAGGTTACGTCTCACTCCAACACCTTGGAGGAGGCCATCCGGGGAGCTAAGGGGGCCTGGTGGAACGGCAGTGATGGCCGAATGTTCTGCATCGTCAACGCATCGGGCAGCACGGTGGCTGTAGTTCAGCGAGCCATCGTCACCAAGGGCTAGCAACTAGGTAAGCAGTATCGAGTGCACGTCTCAGGCGTCAGCATCGCTGATGCCGACTACGTGCACTCCCTTACTGTCGCCTACACAACAGGAGCACCAATGTTCTACGTGCAGTACAAGGACGACCAGGACAACGTCTTCCGCCCTGAGTTCACGGATGAACTCGAAGCAGCACAGATGCTTTCCTCGGTTCGTCTCTACTCGAACCTGACACTGATTGGCCACAACGTGGACCACAGCAAGTTTGAGCCGCAGGCCAAGCAGGACAGCACCATCCCCAGCAACGTGGTGCGTTGCGTGGTGGACCAGGGCCCTATCAAGGCCAGCACGAGCAGCCACCCCCACCAGTGCGCCGACTGCGGTCGGTCGGTGTTCGTGTTCGACGGACTTGTGAAGCAGGGCTACCACTGGGAGAGCAAGAACGGCTACCTGATTTACGTAGAGACGACAGACTAGTCAGGGTTGACAGGCGACATATCGCACAGTTCAGGAACATCATTCACACGCTCATGCACTGACCTAGATAAGAGGTATCGGGTGCCTGTCTCGTACAGGCGCCCTCTTACTTCCGTCTACCTGAATACGCAGTATGCAGCGACTAGCAGGAATAGGAGCAAGCAATGATCACGTGGGTTATTTCCGCGGTCATGACCGTGGTGCTCGGTCTCGGTATCGGCGGCATGGTCACAGCTCCCCCTGTGGGCATGACACATCAGGCCCCGGACATGACGGTTGAGCAGGAGTGGGCGGCATTCCACGCTGAGGCGTACAAGGAGCACAGCGACGTGTTCACGGCCCTCTACGAGGGCTACGAGACCCGATGGAGCAAGAACGGTCGACTGATGATGCGTGCCGGCAACAGCGGGCCCTACAAGTTCGTCAAGCGTGCGGTCTGAGAGGACACAAGACATGGATAAGTGCCTAGGGGAGTACCCCAAGAGGGGGCATGGCTTGTACCGAGCATGCACCAACAAACCCGCTTTCTACCTTGAGTGGACCACAAACAAAGGGGGTGTCCCCAATAACGGAACTACTTTTGAAAGTTGGGCTTGCGCACATCACCTAGCCCAAATCGTTCGTGAGGCTATCGGGTATCCGGGTCTCGTGGGGGCGGTCAAGGTCACTGAGTACAAGGGGACAAGCAAGTGAAGAACATACCCGCCCTCAACACATGGACCCTGAATCATCTGTACGACGCTCGAAGTAGGACGGATCTTATCCGTACCCACCCGGACACCCCGGACCACGTTAAGCACGCGGCTGCTGTGCTGATGAACTTCTACGGGGCAGAGATCGACGCTCGTTTGGTGGCAAAGGTGGAGGGGCAGTGAGCACACCCATCGTTCGACTGCAAAACGGAGGCATCGACTATGTCTCCGCAGACTCCGCGGATGCGGAGATCAGCCGACTGACCAACAATAAGACGCACAAGGTGCGTATGTACTGGTCTCCTCGGAACGTGTTGGTTGACGTTCTGCGTTCGTTCAACGGGGAGCGTGTCCTTTCCTTCTTCCTGGTTGTAGGGGAGGGCTAGTGAACGCACGAATGCCTGGCAAGCAGTGTCCGGACGGCCCCGGGGGGCGAGACTGCTACTGCTGTGGTCAGCCTCCGGGTAAGGGACGTAAGGCCAAACGTCGCAGCGTCAAGCGCGGTGACGAGAACAAGTTCCGTCAGTCCATCCGCAAGTACCTCTCTCGGTAGTCCACCCAGGGGCATATATTTTTTGCCCACCAGTTGAAATGCGACATGAAAGGTAAGAAGGCATGAGCGTCACCCTGGACAAGGCCTCGGACAAGTCCCCCTACGGGGGGCACAACTCCCAGACGTTCTACACAAAGAACGCGGACGGATCGGTACCTGAGTGGGTGTTGGCTCAGATCAGGTACAACAACGGCGCACGAGTCTCCGCGGAATGGGCGTACTACCTCAGGAACAACGACCTGCGGGAGCTGCGGGAGTTCTACCGTCACGGATGAGTCGGTGGGGTGAATAGAGGGTGCCGGCAAGTCCGGCCCCGTTGCCGAGTCGCTAGGAATCACTTAGTGCACAAACAGGAGGTAAGGAAGTGATCGGTAAGGACAACACGTGTTCCACGTGCAAGCACATGAAGGGCCGAGTCCATATGTGCGACCGAAACAAGTGGAGCAAGATCCCTTGCTCCTGTCGAGAGAACCACAGTATGGAACGCTTCTACGGAATCAAGAAGTGAGGTAAGGCAGTGAGTGACTACCCACGTAAGAACGCACACGGAGACACGGGGTGGGCGTGCTGCGAATCAAGCATCGGTCCTCAGTGTGGTCATAAGCCAGAGCAGGTGTACCGCGTAACGACCTACAGCTATGCATGTACGGCCTACGTCCGAACCACACTCCGTAGAGCACTGGAACTCCAGTCACGAGACAACGTGTGGGCCGGAACGGAGTACGTCAATGCCGCCCGCGGCATGGTCCCCAACACCTACACCACCAATCGACTTCCTGATGAGTCGGTGTGGGAACTGACCAGGACGGAACTCACGACCATTCACAGAGCACTGGAATGGCGTAAGGCAAAGAGGGATGCCGGCACAACAGACATTCATGTAAGGCACGTCATTCGCGCTGAGTGGTCGTTCATCGAAGCAGAGATTTCCCGCGTACTCCGTGCCGTTTGTCGCGCTGAGGGAAAGTATTGGGTGTGATCCAAATGAGTCTGATGAAGCGGTACAAGGAAGACTGCGAGGGATTCCAGCTCAGGGCAGTTGGGATTGCCTGGAACCCAGACCCTAAGGACAGAGCCGAACTCATCACGGAACTGTTCGAGGACTGCGGTACAGCCGCAGCGGTCTATGCCGATCCTGCGTCGGTGTGTGCTCTGTTCGTCAACCTGGTCAGTGAGACCTACGCCAAGGAATTCATGGCACAGAGGGAGGCGGTATGAAGGTCAGTGAGAAGTTCTGGGAGCACAAGGGAACCAAGCATTACGTGTGGCACCGAGAGATCAACGGAACGGTGTACGGATTCTCTCGGAGCTACGGCAGCAACACGGTAAGGGTGGTTCGGCAAGTAAAAGGCGATTGGGAAACCGTTCACCGTTTCTCAGAGTAGAGGGAGGCAGTGTGATGGAACGGCGAATCCTCACCAGGAACGGTAAGGACAACGGGGAAGCCATTGGGGTTGGCTACTACTACCCAGGTTGGGGTGACGTTCCCGCGGGTTGCATCTCCCGGGAGTTCCCTAACGGAACCATTCGGCGCGTGTTCGTTGACCGTGTGGGAAGAGCACTCATGACCGGATGGTTCAAAGCATCGGCGTACTGAGCCTTTCGTGTTCGTGCGCAGTCCCCCTCCTAACCGCGGGGGACTGCTTGCGTTCATGGTTGGTCAGTCAATGGAGGAGCAATGGCACGAGTAGTGAGAGTGGTCGAACAGATCATAGAGAACGCATGCGATGCCTGTTACAAGAAGGATGGTTCCGCAACGGATTCCGTTATGGAACTCACCCTGGCCGGCAAGACTTGGTTCTTGTGTGCAGTGCATGAGCAGATGTGGGCTGATCAGTTCACTCAGATTCTCGGAGACCCGGAGGAGAACAAGTGAGCCTGGAAGCATTCGAGCCCATGAGGTATGGGCCCATCGGTGACGCAGTCCTGGAGGCAGACCCGTATACCGAGGCAGACCCGGTAGGTGTCTATGCCTCGGTTCTGGCTCTGTGGTCCAGTGCCATCGGTGGGCACGTGACTCTGTGGAACGGGCGTCCTGTCGTCGTCTGGACCGTGCTGGCCGGTGAGTCTGCTATTGGTCGTAAGGGCACGGCACTCCGTGTTGCCCGCGGCATGCTTCAGCCATCCATCGGTACGTTCCTGGAAGAACGTACCGCGGGGGGTGTGTCGTCCGGTCCGTCCCTCACGCAGGTTCTCTACGAACAGCAGGAGCGGACGGAGGGGAGCGAAGGGGGACCGGACACACGAGTCATCACCATTGATGAAGAGTGGTCAGAGAACCTGAAACGGCAGAACAGGTGCCCTACATTCGCATCTAAGCTCCGGAATTGCTGGGACGGATCGACTATCAGGCACACCACGACTAAGGTGTCTATGGTCGTTCCCGACCCGCGATTGGGCTTTCACTCCCACATCACACCGGGGGAGTGGACTGACTACATTAAGCCGCGGGATGCCAGGGGCGGTAGCTACAACCGTTTGCTTCCCGTCCTGGTACATCGGTCCAAGATCCTGCCCTACAACAACAGGGAACTGTATCCGGAAGTGCAGGGGCTTGCTGAGGCCTATGACTGGGCCCGTAGTCGTCCTCGTGTGATGACGCTCGATCCCGTGGCCGGTGAGCGCTTTGACGAACTCCGTGTTCAGTTCGAGCTGAAACAGGAGGAGACTCCTAAGCACTTGTCCTGCTACGTTGAGCGGACCCCTGAACAGATTCTGAGGGTGGCCGCGGTACTCACCGCGACAGAATGTCAAACAGTCATCAGCCGAAAGGCTATCGATGCTGCTTGGGCGTTCGTCCAGTACTCCACTCAGAGCGTAGGGAAGTTGGTTCGGGAGGACACAAAGGTGTCTGGTAGGGCAGTCAAGACCCTGCCTGAGATGATCCGTGAGGCTCTTACTCAGTTCGAAGGGAAGCTTCCTCACTCGGTTCTGTTGCGGCGACTGGTAAACAGGGCAGATGCGGCAAGCATTCGAAGAGCCCTTGCAAACATGCCTGATGTTCATTCCGCCACTGTCTCCTCCGGGCGTGGTCGACCCGGAGTTGAGTACCGCTGGGCCAACACGGAGTCTGTCCCCGCGGAAACAGAGCAGGAGCAAGAGACTGCCTCTGAGCCCACTCCACTGACACTTACGATCCCCGAACCACGTCAGGAGACGCGTACTCTGGACAACCCAGAGACGCAAGAACTCATGCTGTCTGAGGGCTGGCTATGAGCCCGGGAAGCATGCCGGCACACAAGCCTTTGCGAGTAATCCAGGGCCGTTATGCGGCCCTGGTCCGTAAGTGGTCATCCGGCCAATGGCAGTACGAGGAAAGGAAGTCAGCATGCCCGGTAGATTCAGTGTCTCAGGAGTAGGCGTAATCCTCGGTTCCATGTTCTTTGTGTGGTGGGCACTGTTCGTCATGGCCTACGTCACGGACTCCGATACACTCTGGTTCCTGGTCAAGTGGAGTCCGTGCCTGCTCATCCCATGGGGGGTGATAGACGTGCTGAGACACAACCGGCGGTAGACTGCACATCACAGCAAGGGAAGGAACAGATCATGATTGACCTGTATCACCGCACTACACCCGAGTCAGCAGAATTGATCATGCGTGAACGACGTATGATCTCCCGCGAGAATTCTGGGGAAGTGTACTTTTCCACGGAACGCAATGGACAAGCAACGGGCTACGGGGAGAGTGTGGTGCATGTTCGTATCCCTCTGCATCTTGCTGAGTTGGACGACGAATTCCCCTCTGGTGAGTTGCATTACCGCGTAGACGTTAGAAGGTTGAGGCCGGATCACTTCATTATTGATTGATCCGGAAACGAGAAAAAGCCCCCTAGCCTTGATGGCTAGGGGGCTTTCTTGTGTTCTCTCACTCTCAGGGACTCTCCAGAGTCCCCGTGTGGCCAGTCTCCACCGACCACAGACTAGGGGGCGTGCCGGCAGGCTTAGCGCCTACTCGCCGTAGGCGCCATCGACAAAGGCACGGAGGGTCTTGGCATTCTCAACCCGCTGAGCAACCTCACCCGCGGCAAGCGCGGTAGCAGACAGGGACACTGCCCACTCCCAGGGGAGGGAGCTAAGCACTGACACGACGACAGGAGCAGCCGCAGTAACGACCGCGGACAATCGGACGACATGACGCAGAGCACGTTCCTTCATTCGTTCACAACCCTTCGGTAGACCTGGCCCCTGCCCTCTCTGGGCAGGGGCTTTCTCATGTGCATAACAGGAATGAATGATCTAATGGGCGTTGCTTCATTCATTCACAACAGGAAAGCGGAGGGGTGCCCGGGGGAAAGGTGAAAGGGAATAGAGGAATAGGGGTGCCGGCCGTAGCCGGAAGTGAGTACTCTCAAATGCTTTCGGCCGAGCCCAACTTTTCGAACTTGCCCAGAAGTTTGAATGTTTTCAAATCCACTCATTTTCCGAAAAGAGAACTGCAACTCGCGCGCGGGGGCGCCTAAGTGCCTGCCCACACACGTGCACCCCCGCGAGGGCCCGACCCCTCACGACCTGGTCAGGCCTTCGGAACCCTCAGCTTGTCCCACGAAGCCTTACCGGGGAAGCCATCGGCATCGCTGCCTCTGTAACCAAGCTTGAGCTGCCACTTCCGGTAGCTCTTCCGGTCAGCCTCAGTCCACTGAGCACCAGGCCCAGAGGAGTAGGCCGAACACCCCTCAGCAACCAGCCGCTTCCCCATACGAGTCACCAGGGAGGAGTTGGGGTTCTTCTTGAAGTAGGCAGTCCCGGGGAAGGGCTCGTAGGAGACAGGCCGCGGCTTCGAGACCGTAGGCAGCTTGCCCAGGAGCTTCTTCAGGGACGACTCACCAGGGACACCATCGGCGTCGCTGCCCTTGAGCCCAAGGGACTCCTGGAAGTCCTGGTAGTTCTTCGTGTCCGCGTCGCTCCAGTTGGGACCAGGACCAGACTTGTAGTGCTTACCAAAACCCTTGCTGACCAGGGCCTTACCAACAGCAGTGACGTGAGAGCCTTCGGCTCCGTAGCCGTACTCCAGACCGTTGATCGTCACCTTGTACCGGGCAACACCAGAGCCTCCAGGGGAACCACCAGACGGCTTGCCACCGGCACGGCGAACGATCTCAGGGAGCTGTGCAACGATCTTTGATCCCGGACAGGAAGGGTGGCTCCCCCAGGAAGAGCCGCCCATTGCGTGCCAGCCAAGACCCCTGTCACCCGGGCCCGAGGCCACCTTGAGAGGCACGTCATAGACCTCATGAGCCCAGCGGAGGACATCAGCACACCGGTCAAGCTGAGCGTCAGTCAGCTTGTCACCGCCCTGGCCCTCGTTCTCGACAGACAGCCAGTCAGAGTTGCCGTTGGCCTGAGCCCAAGCCTTGTCCTTCGTGTCAACCCACTGATAGAGCTGACCGGACTTCCCGGTACCGAAATGACTGGACGCCCGAGCCTTAGCGTTGCGGAACCAAGAGTCAGTACCGGCCAGAGTGCCTGCCATGATGTGGATGACAACACCCCGGACAGAATCCTGCCCGCCCTTGGTGTGATTGATAGATATAGGCTTCCAAGTTGCTCCACTGAACCTAGCCATTAGGGCCTCCCATAAGGTCTGAGGTTTTCGAGCTTCTGAGGATCGATTGCGGAGAGAAGGCTGATCAGAACCTCAGTCTTGTCTTCAAGGTCAGACAGCTTCCCCTTCACTTCCTCCAGCTCTTCAATAAGTCTGTCGGCTCTCGCCTTGTGTGCTTCCGCCTCTTCCTTCCAGATGCGAGCAGCATTGGTTCGAATGGAGGCAATGATGAGGGACACGGCGCCGGCTACACCGGCAAGGGCCCCTCCATAGTTGAGGATTTCAAGCATGTGGGGTCCCCTCATTCAGGCATGAAAAAAGGGGCCGTTCCCCGACAGAACGGCCCCCTCAGTCGAGCTTTAAGCAGGCGCAATGGTTGTCACCGTGCCACTTGACCCACGGAACTTGAGAGCACCACCTTCAACGTAGAGAATGCCTCCAGTGCCCGGAGTCCCTGTTGGCGCTACAGTTACGTTCTGCATTCCCAGTACGTACCTGCCTCCACCAAACGGAGTAGATCCCGGCCCGATACCCAAGTTGTAGAAGGTGTTCTTATAGCTGTTGCTGTACGTGGAACCGTCAGCCCGAACAACGAACCGATCAGACGTTGAGGGGCCTCCGATGATGGTGACCGGATCAGCAGTTCCATTACCGGTGAGCGTCGCGGCAACGCCTGTGGTAGCGCCCGTCTTTGACACAGCTCCACCAACAACCGTTCTGTCTTCTGAGAAGTTGTTCCCAGCCACAGTGGTGATGTTGGTGCCGAAGTTGATTCTCGTGTTGGTCCCGTCCTGGAACAGGCCAGCCGTGAACCCATGCAGGTAGGCCGAGTCCATCTGCACATCCTTGGCGTCTGTGACCCGAACTCCGTAAGCAGGAGACGTGTTGGCGGTTCCCCCGTCATCAGTCCCCACGTAGCAGGTCACGCCATTGACTACGACGGGAGCCGTGTTGCTGAGTCGCAAGCCGGCGTAACCTCCACCGCCCGGACCCCCATTTCGGCCGTCTCGTCGGGTCATCAGACCCTGAATAAGGAAGGGTCCGTTGCCACTGGCGTCCAGTCGGACGCCATCCCACCCGTTTCGGTCCGTAGAACAACCAGTCAAGGTCATAGAGCCACTGCCAGGCCAGTTACCCCAGCCACCAGTCAGGTGGAATCCGTAATTGCCGTTCCACTCCGCACGAGAGTGCGTGACGATGGTGTTGGCACAGTTGGTTAGCTTGAATCCGGTAGACCAGCATCCAATAACCTGACAGTCTTCAAGGGTTAGGTCAGTGTTGCCCTCAAACACCATCCCGTTCACATGGCAGTTGTCGACCATGACGGAATGCAGACGCCAGGAATACGGCCAGGTAGTACCAACAGACGCAGTGACGATGCCGTTGTTCGGCATCTGACGGATACAGACATCCCGAAGGACAACGTTCTGTACGTTGCCTCGGGCGTAAATTCCGTCAAGGCCACCAGTCGGTACCTTCGAACCGTCAAGCATCAGATTCTCGATACGCTGTTCACCGTTGATAGCAGGGTGGTCCCCGTCGTCCTCACCAATGATGGTGATCATTGCACCCGCGGTGAAAGTAGGGGCAGCCTGGAGGTAACAGGCCCACTCATCAGCCACCATCCCAGGACCAAGCATCAGGTTGGAGTGAGACCCCCGAAGGGTCACACCCCGCTTGTAGAGGTCAATGGGCTGAGAAATCTTGTAAACACCCGGAGGAAGGTAGACAACGTCTCCGTACTTAGCATCTTCATAAGCAGCCAAGATTGCAGCGGTGTCGTCCTGGACGCCATCTCCCAGAGCCCCATAGGAGGCAGACTTGACGTTGAGCCAGTCAACGGACCCGCCCCCCTCTCCAAGGGATGTGGGAAGCTGAGCAGGCAGCACCTTGCCAGTAGGCCCAAGGGTTGCAATGCCGTTGGCAGCCCCCTTCTGAGCAGTGATCTCAGCCAGGGCACCAGCCTTGGAACCGTGAGGATCAGCCGCGGTGAGGTGGGCAGCCAGGTCCGTGGCTGTGTTGATGGGAGTCATGGCCACTCGGCCGGCTCCGAAGTCCACGTAGAGAAGAGCGACTCCGTCAGGCCCGTAGAAGTGGCTCACCATGCCCTCCGGGTTGGCCGTCAGAGCCATGATCGGATTCTTGTTGGCGTCAAGAAGGTCAGTCACCTGAAGTGCTTCAGCACCAGGACCATCCCAAACGGTCCCCTCAGCCCCAGGCACACGGGCGCCAGTAATGTCTTCTGCGGCATCAGCCGCGGTACCACCAAATAGGTTTCTAGCCATTCAGCGAAGCCCCCTCGAATTGCCCCGTCTCATAGACTCCAGAGATAATCAGCGTTGACTTGCCCGGGATGGTCGTAAGAACGTTCAGACCCTCATCAAGGGTGCTCGTTGCGGGGTAGTACAAATACAAGTAGTTCTGTCCCACAGCAGATGTCTTGGCTACGATGTGCACAATGTTGGGGAGGCCGTTCCTGGACTCCGGGTTATCGATGTAGCCAGTGAGAATCGTGGGGATGGTGTTGGCAGGAATCTCGGGAAGAGTGACCACCAGGGCAGACGAGGACTTCACCTCAGTAGAAGAGGTGTTTCTGATCTGCAAGGAGAAGGACGCAGTTCCCGGGGCAATGACACGCCAGTAGCCCTCTCTGTTAGCCGAGGGAGGCTTGTTGGATGCGGTGAGGATGTCAGGAGTCCACTTCCTACGAGCACCAAGACCCCGGGTGACCATGTCCCCGTCGATACCGCGGAAGCCCTCCTGCTGTCCTCCGGAGCTGTTGATGTCCAGATCCACGGTGAAGGTGCCTACAGGTAGCGAGCTGGAGACGCTGTCCCTGTTCCAGGCCACGTCTACAGACCCGGACTGGCTGTACCGTCGCCGGTCATTCAGCGTCCGGGATTGGTTGTTGGTGGCCAGCTCAACAGACCAGATAGGCAGTTCCCAGATCCCGCCAAGCTCTCGCTTGGGTTCAGGCTCCCGAGCAACAATGGCCGGCTGGCCTTCGGCGACCTTGATGTTGACTGAGCCGGTGGCCATGTCAGCTCGGATAACCACCAGGTCAATCCGGCGCTGAGAGAGGGAGCTATTGGTTGGAGCAGGGATGGTCAGAGGTGCGTCAAGCTTGTACCTGAACCCCCCAACCCAGGCTTCCCCGGGTTGGATTACCAGATTGGAACCGTTCAGGGCACAGTGGAAGGGGAGTCCGGTAGCGGTGTCCCCAAGAACAAGCTGGTGGTCAATTGCATCAGGGGCCCAGAGGTGCGACATGTTCTGCCACTGACCCACGGAGACGAGCTTGCCTCCACCGCCGGCACTGTCTGCTGCAAACGGGTAGCTAGTTTCTGCCATTTCACATCCTCGCTTCCAGTTTGCGCAGCTTCCTACGCAGGTCGAATACGGTCTGATAGAGATTCAAGGGGTCCCCACTACCCTGGTCTCCGATCTTGGGAGACACAGTGAGGGCGTTTCCTCCGTCATCTACGGTGATATTGACTTCCCGGACCATGTCCTTGTACGTGACGCCATTGACCTCAACAGAGACGATGTCTCCAACGAAGTAGTCACGGCCGAACATGATCTGTTCAGTGTCGATGGGGTAGATCTGGAAGTTGCCGGACTTCTCGCCCTCCTTGAGGACTTCATCCGCGGCCTGCTCAATGACTTCCAGGTAGTAGGCCACTACGGTGGCCTTGGCTGCGTTGATCTCGTTAATCAGGTCCGACTTCGCGTCATTGAGGGCCGTATTGGCTGCCGAGAGCCGGGCGTTGGCAGCAGCCTTCTCCTCGTCGGTCTCGGCTGCATCTAGCTGAGCCTGCGCCGCATCCCTTTCGAGTACCGCACTTTGGTAGTCCCTCCGGGCCCTATCTAGGTCTGAAGTCCAGTCCTCACCAGAGGGGTTCTGTCCGAGGTCGTCAAAACCGTCCGCGTCCTTCTTGACTACTAGAACGGGATTGCCATTGGTATCCGTCTTGAGGGGGATGTCCCTGCGGTCTACGAGCTGCTCAATCTGGAGATTCCACTCAGTCTCCGAAGCGGAGTCAATCTTCTGCCAGATGTAGCGTTCCTTGCCTTCGCCCTGGCAGGCGACAATGACCCGAGTGACCTTCGGGGCACTCAGAGTCCAGATGTACTCCCTCAGGTTTCCCAGCTCAGGAGAGAACCGAATCTTCCCTGAAAGGTCCCGAGGCTGGTACGTCCTGAACTCAATGGACTTGGTATTGGGGTTGTAGATGAACCGCCAACCGGTCTTCTTGTCCGAGGACCACTCAGCGAACTTCTCCCCGATCACGTCGTAGCGAAGGGTGTCTGACTTGACTGAGCCAAACGGCGTTGGGGAAGACCCCGCGTCAACGCCGGCCACCTGACGGTTGGCCAGAGCACCCGATCCCAGGGACCTTCGAACCTCGTCAAACATCAGAACGTTCGCTTGCTTCTTCACGTTCCTGGTGTCGTTGGGTGAGGAGTACTGCTGTGAAACAGGTAGGCCTGGCTCAGGAAAGGCAAGACGCTGGTAAGCCAGCTTGTTGTCTGTCTTCCCTCCAACGAAGATGGAGCCCTGAGAGGAATGCTGCTGGACAGTCCAGTAAGTCTGGAAGTCCTCAATCTGACCAGTCAGGATGGGGGTCTGTACCCCATCCTGGTAGATGGCCACCCCTCCTCCTTGCTGAAGAAGTTCAGCCTGAGGGGTTCCTGCCTTGACCAGAAGCTTCCATGAGCCCTGGTCATTGAACTGAACCACCATGTCCAGTTGAATCCAAGTATCAATAACACCAACACGGTTCAGGTCTCTGTCCCGTACCTCAATCCTGTAGGCCACATCAGTACCCCTCATATCTGGGCTGGAATATCAGCCGGACTTTCGCATTGCTGGAGCCAGGGAGGATGTCCACCGAACACACGGACTCACCCTCGGGGAGAGGCCAGAGCTGGGGACTGTCGTCCAGCAACGGCCAGTAGTTCGTGTTGAGGTTGTCTCTCAAGGACTTGAAGCCAGGACGTGTGTCAATGGTCAGTACACGTCCCGCGGGGACGATGTCCGTACCTGAGCCGTCCGGGGAGATTCCGAAGGAGTAAGTAACCTTGGAGCCATCCGGAAGCTCAATCTCCGGACTGGTGAACTTGAAGCCCTTGATGGGGCCTGTCAGTTCCCAACGAGGCCAAGCCTCTACGTCACCGATGTTGTCCACGTCGACTTCAGTGCCGATCACGATGCCGGCGTTCAGGTGCAGAGGGAAGAACGAGGTTGGATGAAGGAAGGCCTCACCCGTTCCAAATGCCCACTCAGCAACCTGGACATCGTCCCCGTAGAACCAGGGGTCATAAGCAGTGAACTGAAGGCCGTACTTCTTCCATGTGAAGCCGCTCTGGTCCTCGGTCTCACTGCCCTCCATACCACCCTTGTAGTAGCACTTGAGGTAACGCGGTACGGCATCGCCTTCAACGAACTTGAGGACACAGAACCCCTTCTTGGGGTTCAGTGAGGACACAAGCTTTCGCTTCAACTCCCGGATAGTCTTCCTGTCGATGCCGTGCAGGAAGATAGGGATCATGATCTCCCTGGAAACTGCCCTGGCATCCCGGAAGATCCCGCCATCAAGATTCGGACTGTCATCCGCGTGCAGTTCAAAAGGAGGCGCATCCAATCCCGTGGCGCCGGGCATCATGAAGATGCCCGGCCAACGAGAGTCACGGAAGTTAGTGAGGGCGATTTCCTCGCCCTCACCGTTCTTCCCCGTGATGGATACGTATGTCCTCCCCCAGTGCACCTTCTGAGGAGGCTGAGGCCCTGTCGGTACAGGGACCGTAGGGGGCCTCCGTAGCACCGGAATTGGCATACGGTCACCTCATTTCTAGAGCCTGTCTCCATACATGGAGTCGTACCACTGGAATGCCTTCATAACGGCCTGGGGAGTGTTCTCCGACTTAGCCTCCTGGACCGTGAGATACACGGGCCGGGCGCCGGTCATCATTGAGGAGGTCTCCTCGTTGCTGTAGACCCTCTGACCGCCCCTGCCGAAGTCCACCAACTCCGGACCCCTCTCGCCCACCAGGGCGAGACCAGGAGACGCAGAAAGCGTTCCAGTCCAGTAGCCCTTGACTCCAGAAAGAGCCTGACGCCACTTAGAGCCGTATCGGTGGGTTGCGTAGTTGATGCCGGCGTAGATGCTCGCCATGGGGTCAGTGATCCCGCGGGAGCGGTAAGGGCCGGCATACGCATTGAAGGTGGATGGAATGGTCTGCATCAGACCCTGGCTGGGGTGGCCCATCTTCGCGTTGATGTCCCAGAGGTTGATTGCCTTCGGGTTACCTCCGGACTCCACTTGGATACGGTGGAGGATCAGAGGAACGTCAGACATAGGAAGCCCGAGCTGGGCAAGAGCCATCTTGACCTGAGGGGTCCAGCGGGAGACGTTGTCTCCCACACCAGGAATCCCCATCGTGATGTCCGCCGCACCTTCAACATCAGGACGCTTGGCGTCGAGCTTGTTTCCACTGAAGTCAAAGAGACCTTCCAGGTTCGGAAGGGATTCCTTGGCGGTGGTGAAGGTGTCTGCGATGACTCGTGCGGCATAGTCCTTGGGGGACCGCCACACTTCCCGAAGTCCCTGGACCATTCCAGTCAGGGAGTTGTATTCGGACGACACCAGGTCGAAGACGCCACCAACGGCGTCTTCCACTGTCCCGAAGGGGTCGGTGACGAGGGCTTTGCCCATGTCCCAAATACCCTTGCCGGATTCCACGATGCCCTTGAAGAAGCCAGTCAGGATCTTGTTCATGTTCTCCCCCGAGAAGAGGTGTCCCATGAACTTGTTGCCTCGTTCGAGGATGTTTCCTGAACCCTTC